TGGAAACGGCTCTGTCAAGAAGTTCATCGTAATAAATTTTCTTGAAAGCAGAGCCGCTAAGAGGGAGATAAAAAAGTAACTGATCGAACTCGGGTTCATACTCTTTCATCACGTTCATGAGTTGATAGTTCATGAAATTTTTTACTCTCGTTGACTGCTCTTCTTTTTGCCTCGAAGGTATACCCATAATTTGAGTGTGTACTGGACCAGTCGCTGGAAGTAATTCTTTGTAAGCTTGCGCTTGAAACTGCGTTACTGCTTCTGCTAATACAGGGTGTGTTGCACCACTTGCATTTGAGAATGGTTGAGATCTTGTCTCATATTTAAATCCTAATAAATCTAAACCTTTTGTATATGAATCTTCCCAATCTTTTCTAGATGCTTTGTACTGTGTGTAGTTTTCAAAAAGTTCAGAACCTAATCTACCTAAAACATCTTCAGGTAATAAGTCTGCTAAGTTATCAAAATGTTCGTTAGTTCCTGGCTGGTTTACAGCTTCAGGATCAAAAGTAATTGTAGCACCACCGTCTTCGTCTTGTTCAACTTGAACATCTTCTGGTCCAACTTGTTCTTCAATATTGTCTTGAGAAGCTTCTGCTATCTCTTCTTCACTAGGTAATTTTATTTCCTGCTCTACGTTTGGTAAAGCTTTGTCTATATCTGCCATTATTTTTCTCCGAGTTCTTTACTACTATAATCTTTTTTTCAGGAACATTCAACCCTTGTGGGTTAGGTCCTCTAAGAGGTGGGATTGTGGCTGTTAATTTTTTAATCATCTAATAGTCCTAATCCTTGTATAGCTAAAGAGGCACCTAGTCCACCTATTCCTAGTCTAGAGATACCTCTAAGAGCTACTTTCGGTAAACCTAATCTAGCAGCTTTTCTAAGTGATGGATTTAACCCTCTAGTTAATTTATCCGTTTGTTCAGCAAATATTGGGTACGTATAGTTTAGTGGATCTGTTGCAATATCTGTAATTGAATCTCCTTCTGCAACTTGACTAGCAATATCTCCAGCCATAAACGGTGCTAGTAATGCAGGTGATGCTGCAACTCCTAGTCCCCTACCTAAAACTCTTAAACCTGTTTTAATTGCACCTTTTGGTTTTCTTTCAATACCAAGTGCTCTTGATTTACTTGCTTTGATAGTTGATGGCGCGGAAAGCGCTGTTGTTCCTGCAAGTGTTGCACCCAATGCAGGTAGTTGATAATCTAATATTGCAGGTCTTTCAAAGTCTGTTGTGATAGGTTGTGTTGCCATATCTACTAACATACTTTTCTGTTGATCTTCGTTTGATAAATAAGTTGTTGGATCATCGTTTCTAAATGCTTTGACTAATCCTATTGCAGTTCCTACAGCTGCACCGGCACCAAATGTTTTTGGACCAGGGGACTTTGCAAAGTTTAAAAAACCTGTTGCAGCATTTTTAACTTTTTGCATAGCACCACTAGTGTTAGGTGCTTCATCAAAAACCTGTGCTGCTTTTACTGGATCGTTTTGAATTGCAGCCCTACAATCTCCAGGTAAACCACCACGAGACAATAAACTACATAAAACTAATTGTTCTCTTTGAGATAGTTTATCAGCTCCTTGAATCATCTTATTTGCTTTTTTCTGAAGTTCCATAGACATAGGTCTATTTAACTCTATTAAATCTTTAAGTGTTTGCGATTTTTTAATCTCTTTTAAACTAGCTCCTTCAGTTAAATCCAATGGATCTATTGTTTTTCGTAGATCAACACCATACTCATATTTTTTTAAAGTATAGGGGTCTATAGTTTCAAAAGTCTTGTATCCACCGCTTTCTGCGGCAAGCCTCATACCTTTGACATTTGCTTCTTCTAGTTTTTGTTTCCAGTTGTTCGGTTTGTTTTTTATAAGTCGTAGTTGTTTCTTTTTTAAGGATCTTAATTTTCCATCAAATTCTTTTAATGCTTCTTGATTTATAACAGCTGGAGCGTAACCCAAATTTCTTGCAGTCACCTCTGTAAAAAATTTATCACCCATGTGACTTTTTTGAATTCCAGAATCTTTTGGTCCTGAATAAAATTTCTCCATTGTAGCTTGACTAAATTTTCTTTGAGCAGCAACTTCCTTTTTGTTAGCAGCTCTTTTTCTTTCAGCTTCATCACCAAATTTTAAAGGTATCTTTCTTCTAAAACCAGGTACTGCTACGTCTGCAGATTTAATTGCAGTTTCAAAAACTTTTTTATCTAAACCATATTTTTCTGCTATTTTTGGGGTTGTTCCTTTTTTTATACTGGGAGCAAGTTGGTAGTCTCTCAAGGCCTTAAAACCTTTTAATGTAGAAGTTTGAACCATACCTATTTTTTTAATTTCAGGTATTATCTCGTTTTTAAATTTTGTTATTGAACTAGGCTTTGCATCTGTTCCTAAATGCTTGTTTATAAGACTAGGTACATGAATTACCTTTATTTTTGAATAATAGTTTTTTAACTCTAGCTTTGCATCTTTAACTGCTTTATTTAATTTTGGATTATCTACTAAAGTCCCTCCTCTTTCAGCTACAGCTTCTGCTTGTTTTTCTATAATTGTTTTTGCTTTAGGGTTTTGTATATTAAATTTTCTTAAATCATCTCTTGCTTCTTCTATTGAGTCCCTGAGAGGTTGACGAAACATTTTATATTTTCGTTGAGGACCAGCATAGTATTTTTTAGAGCCATCGGTAAAAGTTCTTTCATAAATACTTGGTTCGACAGTTTTACCTTTAGTTTCTATTTTAAGAGCCATTACACCTCCAGGATGCCGGCAAGACCGCCGCTTTTAAGTCCTGGAATGTCTATGCCTAATTGTATTTGTATTTCTCTAATGCCATCTGGGTAGTCATCAGGATTTTTTAATACCTTGTGCAGGTTTCTAAAATATTCTGTTTTTTCTTTTCCAACTAAACTTTTGTCGGATCCTAGACTTGCAAACAATCTTGAAATATCTTTTGCTTCGATACCGTACTTACGTAAAGCTTGATAACCAATTCTTGCGGCACCACCAGCAAACATAGGTACACGTCCGCCGTCTGCAAATTCGAAATCATTTGGATTAATTAAGTCAGGATCAAAGAATCTACTAGTTACTGAATTACCTTTTGCATCTTTTATTTTAACTAAATTTTCTGCAAACTCTTGTATATCATTTGGTGAATCTAATCTTGCAACTGCTGATGCAACCTTTGGTCCAAAATATTTCTGAACAAGTAATAGTGGATCACCTAATCCACCACCGCCACCTTCGGTTGCAAATTTTAAATCATCTGGTTCCATAACACCTGATAAAGTTGTGCCACCTGGAAACTCTGGGTCTTCTAAGTCTTTTACCCTATTTAAAAAATCTCTAGCGTTTGCTCTTGCTACTGGTTTTGCATTTTCTGCAACTCCCGACATTTGATAAACTTTATCTACTAAGTCATCTACAATTAAACTATTGTTCTTAACAGACTTGATTGCCTCTAAACCTGCACCTGTAAATGGCGCTGCAATATCATCTGGTCCACCACGTGAACCTGGAGGTGGTAGATCGTCTGATAATTCTCTTGCTCGTCTTAGAGCAGTGTTGTCAGGAGCAAATCCTGTTGCTGCAAAATTTTCTGATGTGATTGGATCACCTGGTTTATATTTTGTCGGATCTCCTCCTCTTCTTAAAGTCATAATACCTTCTGCATCTAAGTTTCTAGTTCTTGTTGCAAGATCTGTTACGTTCGCTGGCGCTGCAGCAGGGTTATAGAACTCATCCATCTTGGACATATTCTCTAATAATTTGCCCGCTTGAAGATCATTTAATTTATCTCCAGCAGCAAAGCTGACTGAGTCTTTTAATTCTTCAAGTGCTTTAGACTGAGGTAATGCACCTAGTGCATTAGTGTTTAAATCCATTTTTAATATTTCAGGCTCACCCTTACCAATAAAGCTAACATTGGTTTTAGTACCTAAAACGTCAGATACGTTCCCACCAAGCTTTTGATAAAGTTTTACAATTTGATTTACTACCTCTTTTCTAGCCATAATATTCTAATCTACTTCTGTCCGGCAAAGGTTCGTCTTCATATGCATCTTTATTACGAACTAAGCCACCTTGTTTAATACGCATAATTGCCTGTGTTGTGGAGTCGACATAGTCATCGTGATCTCCAAACGGAAATGATGCGCACTCTTCCACAACCTCTTGAGCGTAGTGTTCATGCATAGGAGCATAAATCATACCCATCTCAAAAAGCGGTGCTACTGAGTTTACTCTAGCATGTTTATCATTTCCTCGGCTCGGCGTAAAGTTAATTACGGGGATTCCCATATCTCTTAATTCATGGGTTAGAGGGATACCAGAGGCCTTAGACTCTACGATTACCATATCAGGCCGCCAATACAAATACTCCTCATGAGCAACTTTCCTAAGTTCTGGAAACTCATAACGATCTTTGAAAGCATTGAGTAATATTATATTAGCCCTACCATCATCATCTTTAAAGACTCCCCAAGTAGTAATAGCACTAAAGTCAGCAGATTCTTTTTTAAGAAAAGCTGTGTCATAACTTTGAATTATAAAATCACATTGTGGTGGATCTTTACCTTCCCAGTTTTGCCACCAGTCACGTTTTAAAATTGCACCTTCTTCAGCGGTTGGCTGTTGCATATACTGAGCATTCCAATTGTTAACTGGAATAGATGCTTTGGTTTTCTCTAATTCTTCTCTAGTCCAGTATTCCGGCCAAACAGGTTTATTATCCGGTAGTAGCGCTGGTAGTTCTACAACTTCCCATTGGTCAGAGTTCTCTTCTCCCTGAGCCCTGATTAATTGTCCGGTAATATCTTTTGTAGACCATCTAGTCATTACCACTACAATACGTCCACCAGGTTGAAGACGTTGACGTGGACCTGACGTATACCAGTTCCATGCTTTATCAAACGACTTACTATCTTTTTTAATATCTTGTTCTTTGTGCGGATCATCAATAATTA